CTTTTTTTCTTAATGCAAATTTATCTTCTGGATTAAAGGCTTTAACCATTTCGCCTTTATCGTTTTTGACTTGCAACTTCATTATAAGCAAATCTACAAGAATAGTTAAATCTTGAAAGTTGTTAGACTTCTTAAAGATAATGTTTTTTTCTTCAAGGGTTAATGGCTCTGAATAGAATATACTAGCATTACCATGCTCGTCTTTCCACTCCTCAACTTCAATAGTGATAGTTTTAAGAGTTTCAAAATGAGATTTAACTCTATCAATAACTGACATAAATTAGGATTATACAGTACCTACAGTTAATGCACCAGTTCCTTGAAAAGTAACAGTTCTTGAAACGATTGCGTCCATTGAGTTATTAATACTCATACCAGTAACAATTCCTGTTCCTGTGTAACTTGCATCTCCTGAATCATTACCCTCTGGTAATAAAACAAATGAGATAGAAGAACCAGCAGTTAAAGTTTCTTGCTGAGCATCTGTTTCGTCAAAGTGCATTTCTAATGTTCCAGAGAATGAAGTTCGACCAGCAACAAATGATTTAGTAGCATCTGTTAAAGCTGTATCTTCTACAACATCTCCTGTAGTTTCAAGTGTGAATGATGTTAGTTCCCCAACAGCAGTTCCACCAGCAGTAACTACGCCTTCTTTTCCGTGATGTGTTGCCATTTTTTATCCTTGTTAGATTTAGTTTGTTTAGTTTCTTTTTCTTGCTTATAGCCTAGTCTTAAATAATGTTCAAGGTTAGATTCATTTATAACTATCTCTGAATTACCTTTATATAATTTAATATCCTTAGCCATAAGTCCTTTTACAATTTATCATCTTCCTCGTCAATATCTTCTTCATCTTCCTCAAAATCTTCTTCAAACTCATCTGATACATCTTCTTCTTCCCAAGTACCATCTTCATCTTCTAAAGAGTTTTCTCTAATTTCTTCTACTAAGTCTTTTACTTCTTCGCATAGCATAGACTCTTTATCGTGCATCTTTTCTATCTGATCTATTTTCTTAGATATTTTATCTAATAATTTTTCGTTTTTCATAATTTATCCTATGGTGTTCCAGCTTGATATTCGTACATACACCTAATTGTCATTCTTATTCCACCAACAGGAAATAAAGTACCCTCGTCAGTTTCTACTTGAACTATCTCAGAATCAAGTGCATTACCATTTCGAGTAATATCAGTTTCTATTGCAGTTTCAATAGCTGTAATTAATTCATTTCTTTTAGTATCTATATTAACTTCTGCACCTTTAACAAATCCAAGTATTAAAAAATCTATAGTTCCATGTCTAGTTTTAGCACCACTACCTAATTCAGAGTCATCTCTGTTTTCTTCTGATGTTTGAACTATTACTGCTGGATATTGTTGCTCAGATAATTCATCTAATATAAAAGGTTGTCTAGTAGCTTTTTTAATTGTTGGGCTAGATATAGCAGATATAACTGACAATAAATTAGATGCTATGTTTTCTCTTACACTCATATTCTAAACTTTCTTAATTCTTTTTCTACAAATCGGTTGAATTGTTTGTTTATAATCTTTTCTGTTACATTATTAAAGCCAAAAAATTCTCTTTTAGGTGTACCAAGAACTTGATTAAATAATGCTTTCTTTCTTTCCTCTGCTCTTGAGAAACCTACTGATACTTTATACTTTCCTGTTTTTTTACTTGTTAAATTTCCTAACATTTTACCCGTATAAAATAAATCTACATTTGTTGATTTACCCTCTCTATTGAGTTGTTTTAAATAACCTTGTGAATAAGGTGCAAATGTTACTCCTCTAAAATCAATACCTTTTTGTGTTTTAGTTCTAATAATATCAATTAATTGAAATCCAGCTTGTTTAACACCTTTGTCTATAATTTTAGAAAGTCTATTTTCAAATTTATCTATTTTTCTTATTACTTCTTTTGAATTTGAATCAGTTTTAACAATAATTCCTTTGGCAAAATTATTTAAACCTCGTTTTATTTTATTGACTTCACTTTGTGGTATTTCTGCTTGTTTAGTATCTTTGGAAATTAATTTTCTAATACCTATTCCTGTAGCAACTCTTTTAAGAATTAAAGGAACAGCCATTATCTAGTCAATCTTCTAAATCCATGTAAAGGTTCTCTCTCGTTAGATATAATAGTTCCATCAGCATCTACATCATATTCTACACCATCTTCTAATATCATTCTCCATTCGATATTGTATTGGCTCATATAATATTCTGCCATTCTTTCAAATCTATCTTTTTCTGTTTCTGGTCTAAATTTAGTTAATGCTGGTAAAAAGAATCTTCCAAGAAATAAATAAACACCAGCCCGTTCAAACTGATCTAAATTAACTTTTGTATTAACCATCTCAGCAGTATTTAAAACTGTAATATCTGTAAATATGTTTGTTTTATATACAGGCCACCACTCTATTCTTAATTGTCTAAAAATATCATTAGTAGTTTGTGCAAAAAAATTAACTGCTTCTGTATCAGTTGAAGCTATACCAAAATCAAACGCATCTGGTTGATATTTAGTTACATCTCCAGCAACGATTACATCTGCACCCGTATAATTAGCCATAATCTACTTCCAAATTAAATAAGCAATTATTAACACTAAAGGAATAGAATACATTGGGTTACTAACAGCTTTTCTCCAAACCCATTTACTCCATTTTCTAGTTTGTTTCCAAATCCACTTGTTCATCTTTTTTCTTCCTTGTTTTTCTTTTCTTTTTTAAAGGTACTACATTTTCTGTAACAACTTCTTTAACTTCTTTTACAACATCTTGCTCAGGTTTAAAACCTCTAAAATCATACATCACTTTATTAGTTTCATAATCTAACTGACTTCTAGTGATTGTTTTGTTACCTCTTTTTAAAGTAACCATCTTCTCATTTGATAATACTAATTTTACCATTTTATTCTCCTATGTTAGTTGCGAGGGCAGTTTCCCACCCTCACAAAGTATCCAATTATTATTGGATTGATGAATCGTAATGTAACTCAACACCATATGAATCATGGATTTCTCCAACACCATATACTGAAGTAGCAACGATTTCGTCTGCTCTAAGAGAAGCATCTCTTTGAGTTTCGATTTTAACATCTTGCATCATAGCGATTGCTAATGCGTCTTTGTGCATAGCACCACCTTTGTAATCACCAGCAGTACCAGTATCAGCCATGTTTGAAGTTTCAAATATTGGCATACCAGCAAGAGTACCAACAAAACCTGATCTTAGGGCTTCGTTAGAGTTCTCTGTATCTAAACCAGCAAAAGTATTAGTTAAGCCAGATTTTAGATCGTAAGCGATTTTAGGGTGTAACACAACTGCACATTCGTTAGCTGGTAATGAATTTGCTCTTAAAGTAGATAGAGCATTAAAGATTACAGCTGGAGAAATAGCACCAGTACCATCTCCTAATGTAGTTGAGAAGCCATCAAACAATGCAATTAAGTCTGCGTCTTGTTTTCTAGCTAATGCTTCTCCAAACAATTTACCAATGTCTCCAGCAACATTTCTAGGTGCTGAATTTCTTGCTAAGTCTGTTAGAGTAGTCATAACACCAACCTCAGATGCAGTAATAGTTACTGAACTTGGGTCGATTGCTGTGTTAGAAAGATCAGTTGCTTCTGCTACTGCTGATGCTGATACTTGTGCATAAACAGGAACTTCAACTGCTTTTCCACCACCCGTGATAGCATAGTTTTTAACTAAGTTTCTCATGATGGATTTTTCAGATGCTACGAATTGAGCCTCTGCTACTATCTCTGTGTATAGTTCCGATAGAGTAGAACTTGTGCTTTCGTTTGCCATTTTATTATCCTATTAAGGTTATTGTTTTAAGTTAATCTCAACAGCACCTGAATCTCGTTTCTTCCTATATTCTGCATAGGCTTTACGATCTTCTGGCTTTGTTAAGTCCAAGTCCTGTAGATTAAAAGGTTTAACAGTTTTACCACCAATAGCACTCTGGCTTCCTGAACCAGACAGAGACCCTTGACGGAAGTGTGGGTTGCTATCTAAGAACTCTTTAACTCGATCTTCAATTGTAAGTAGTTCTCCATTTGCGTTATATCGTACATTAGAATTATTATCAACTACTTCTATTCTACCATCATCTGTGTACTTCACTTCATCTTTTAGTAAAGCAACAACTTGTGCTGGGCTAATAGCTTTGTTTGAAGATGCAACAGATAGTATTGAATTATCTACTTTTTCTTTTTTAATCTGATCTTTAACTCTTTGTAATTCTGAGTCTTTTTCAGATAATCTTTCTTGCATAATCTTTTCTAAGTCTTGCTTAGTCTTAGCTTCTTCTAATTGTTTTTGTTTTAAGATTTCAGCTTTTTGTTTTTCTTCTTCTTGAAGTTTTTTCTCGTATTTAGATTTCTCTGCTTCAAGTCTTGTTTTGATTATGTTGTCTAATTGTTCTTGAGTGAAAGTATTTTGTTTTGGTGTATCTACTTTAACTTCTTCTTTTGGTGTTTCAGTTGCTTGTACTTCTGGTGCAACATTTGTTTGTTCTTCGGACATTTGTTCTCCTATTGTTATATTATTAGTTCGCCTTTACTGTCATACCAATCTGGATTGACATAAGACCATTGATGCCGACAATTATAACCACCTCGAACAATTAAAGGGTTGCCAGATTTTTTACCTGACCAACTTCTACTTGCCCAAAGTGTATTGACTTCATCAATTGTGAAAAGTCCACTTTTCCTTTTGTTATATACTCCATTAATTACATTTCTGCAAATTTCCCTAGTGGTAGGTATTACATCTCCATAGTATTTTACAAAAGTTAAACCAGCGTCTTGTGATTTGTTAAAGTTTAATGTTGCGTCAAAATCTCTAAGTGAATCATTAAGTATTTGACCAGCATATCTTTTCATATTTTCTCCAGCACGATCTCTAGCAAATTTAGATTGTAATGTTTGAACTGCTTTATCAACTGCTGATTGTTGAGACTCCACAAACTTATTCTCATTAACAAATTCTACTAATCTAGTTATTTCAGGGTCATCTGAACTAGCATAGATACCATTGATTGTTTGTCTAAGTTCTTTTTCTAATACTGCAAACTCACTACCAACTAATGTATTCTGATAAACCTTTTCTGACAATCGTCTTGTAAATGTATTCGATACATCTTTGAATTGCGTAAAGTATTGTTGTTTTAGATTTTGAATTAATGCTTTATCGCCTTTTGTAAGTTCTGAAAACTTAGCTAAATCTTCTGCTGATAATTTATTTTTTATTCTAGCTTTCTCTAATACTGCTTTAAATCCTTTTTCAATTCTTTTAGCTTGTTTATTAAAACCCTCTCTAACAACTGTATCTGACCATTTAAGATATTCTCTTTCTAAGATAGCTTTTATCTGTGGCCTGATAGCAATAGCTGAT